CATATAGTTCAAGTAACTGTTGTCTCTCTTCAGGAGTATGTTTATTTATCTGTTCCATCGTTTCTTTTTGAATCTTTAGGAACAACTTCTTTGATTCTCTTTCTTGTTGTCTTTTATATCTTCTTGTTAGTGATGTACTCATATATTAGTCATAAATTCTTTTATTTATATCTTGAATAACATTTTGTCTGGCTTCTTTGATATATCTACTGATACTTGTTAATGGAATGTTGGTCTTACTTGAAACCTTTTTTAATGATCCTAAAGTCATATATAAATCCATAAGTGACTTATGAAACCAATTTAATTCTGCGTAACTTACCTCTAATATATCAAAAATATTCTGTTTTTCAAACTCTTCCTGTTCTTCTTCCATATTCAATATCTCTGTTAAGTCTGAATAGGATTGTCTTTCTTTTCTAATTCTGTAATGGTAGGGAGATGTTTTGGAGTAGTAGTTTACTCTCATGATTGAGGTGATGTAGTACTTGATACTGTCATCGTTGTAGTCTTTTAGTATTATCTGTTCCCTTGAATATAATTGTAAAATAACTTCGTGTAATAGTTCCCTTGATGTTTCTTCGTCTGTCTTAGTTATCTTCTTTGAGATGTTTAATAATACATAATAGTTCCTCGTTAGAAATGATTCTATTTCTTTATTCATTTTGAGTTAGTAATGTTTTCACATCTGAAAGAACTTGTACTACTTCGTAGTTCTCATCTTCCAAATTAGTTATGATAGAACTTTCAATAATTCCATCTAATATTTCCATCCTATCTATTTCAGGTTCAACACTTCTATCAATTATATATAACATTGAATCTATTATAGTATTACATAATGATACTTTTTGTTTATGCGTAAACTTAAAATAGTCTACTGGTATTTTTAATTCACCAATATCTACAGAATCATTATTTTTCATTCTTAATATCATTTATAATTTTAAATATAGTTGTAGTTGATACCCTATATTTTGTGGCAAGTCTTTTATAAGACCAATCCTTACTTGATGAATATAATTCTATTATCTCTTCTCTCTGTTTAATACTTAAAATACTAGTTTGTATATATGGTTGTTTCTTTTTAATCTTTGGAAATACTAATTCACCATCAATCAATTCTTTAACACCAGGTTTTAAGAAACAACCACATTCCTCATTATAAGTATATCCAAGTACCTTCATTACCATATAGGTTTGTTCCTTTTGATATTCATCAGACCATACCCCAACTTGTATATTTACCTTTTCTGAACCACCGCTAGATTCTAATTCTTCCCGTCTTTCTTCCCTTCTTCTATCTAATTCCCTTTTGTTTAAACATTTTATACAATCAAGATATGTGGTTTTTTTACTTGAACCATGATAATAATAATCCTCCATCTTGTGTTTATACTCCTGACATGTTCTACATTGCTTGTAGTTGGGGTCTAGTGATAATGGATTAACTACTTCTATTTCTAATTCTAAGACTACTGGTTGAATTATCTTTTTCATCTTGATACTTTCCTTGTATTTTCTTTTTTGTTCCCTAAAACAGGATTTACAGTACCTTCTTGTTCTTTGTTTATTCTGCGGTCTATGAAAGTAAGTTTCATATTGGTCTAATGGTTTATCAACAAAACATTTGGTACATCTAATCATAAATACTTGTATTTAAACGAAAAACCCCCACCTAACAAAATATTAGGTAGGGGATGAAAATTCCTAATGTTTGGGAACATACTAGAATAATAAAATATAATATCAAATCATGTTGAAGTAAATACTAATATAGTTCTTCTTCAAATGAAAAGAAATTTCGTTGCTGCTTTAATTCAGGATTGTAGAAACGAAGAATAAAAATATCAATATCTCCTCTATCTTCTTCAGGTATTAATACTAGTCTGGCAATATGTACTTGTTTCTCTGTTGAGGATAGTTTATAAAATTCTTTAACTGATAGTGCGCCAGTTCTAAACTTAGGTGCGTTGCTAGTAGTTTTCATATATATAAATATATTTATAATTTATTTAATTTCCAAATATTGTTTGATAGTTGAGGAATATTGTTCCAGCAATTCTTTATTCTGATAAGTATTAAAATTATTCTCAACTAAGTTATTGAATTGATTACTAGTTAAATTTAATAATTTACATAAGTTACCTCTCAACATTGCTTTATCTAACCCAGTATTAATACTAGTATTAGTATTTATTTCTTTAGTATTTATTAGATTAGTATTTATTAGGGACGGGTTTACCGTTAACGGATTATCCGTAATCGGTTGTTCAGTAATTGGTTCATCATACACAACGTAATCATAACCAGCAAATTGTCCCTTATCGTTATGTCTTCTTACTGCGATTATATAACCCCTCTCAACAAGTTCATTAAATCCTGCGGTTGTACTATCTCTACCATCTGTTGAGAATTGTTGTAATTGTGATTTGTAGACCGCCCAATCACTTTTATTTGACAATAACTTACAAAGTATCCCCTTAGCTTTCCAACTCAAATTTGGGTCGTTTAAAACAGAATTAGGGATAGTGGTAAATTTTTCTGTTAATTTTGACTTAATAATAAGTCCAGTGTTTTGTAATTTCATAATTCAAAATAAAAAAGGGTCACCAAACTAATCACAGTCCTTCACCTCCGTTTTCGTTTGACAACCCTTAAAGTTCTTTATGTCCTATAATGTGAAGGAGGACTACATCTATAAGTATAGTAAAAAAAATTAAAAGAAAAAAATTCTGACAAAAGTTTTTTTTTCTAAACTTATATACTTATATTTGTATAAACAATTAAACTAAATAAAAATGGCAACAATCAAAAAAATCTTAAATTTACAAGACAAAGTAGAAATACTATTAACCAAGTATCCTGAACTTAGAGATGACGATAAATTATTGGTAAGTAAAATGTGGGAAATTGAATTAAAGAAACAAAATCTTGACCCAAGTACTACTCCAATAAATATGTTTTTATCTTTATATGAGAATAATTGTCTTTCCAACGCAGAACTTATTGGAAGAGCTAGACGTAAAATACAAGAAATTAATTTTGAATTACGTGGTGAATCATGGTATGAAAGACATAAAGATGCTGAACTTACAAGAAATAAAATTACAAAATTATAATAACTAAACAAAAATAGAAATGGCAAACTGTCCCGAATTTTACAGTACAGACATTAAAATCTTACAACAATCTCAAAGTAAGATGGCATTAGAGTATTTGAATCTAATGGATGTTAAACCCACCGTAGAAGAACTATGGAGAGTAACTGAAGTATTTGTTCAATGTTGTCTTCATAAACAAGACGATGACCTTAAAAAAAGAATTAAGGGATTGGACGAATGGATTGTAAAAAAACAATCTAAAAATAAAGTATAATTCTTTTTTGTTTATATAGTGTTAAGGGGTGAAGTGTGGTGTACTTCCCCCTTTTTTTAAATATTTATAATTATGAGAAATTTTAAATTCCTTTCAACAGATGAAGACGCTGTTGAACCAATAGAACCATATCAATCAGAAACACCCCAAATTTACACGGAAATATTAAGGTTGGACATTCCTATCAACGAGATGACAGAAACCGATTTAAACCGAATTAAATACAATCAGGAACAATTATTACTTCATCAAATATCCAACACATTAGATTTTCGTCACGAGATAATATATGTTGATGGAAATGGATTTACACTACGTAGTGAATTATTTTTTTAAATACTTGGTTTTTTCAATATTTTTTGTTATTTATATACTTGTAAGGGCGGATACTTTTTTATTCTAAATCTGATATTGCCATTTCATATAGTCCAATCCGTCCTTACTTTACTTATATAGATAGTGATTTTACTTAAAACCCCGACATTTGTCAGGGTTTTTTGTTTTGTATATATGTGGATAACTTTTTTTAAAAAAAATTTGGATAGTAATAAAACCCGCCGTACATTTGTGTAAACAAAAACAAAAAAGTTATGACAAATATTTTTAACGACCTAAACAAATTGGTCAACACAGTTCAAAAGGTTGATAAGTTATTATCAGAGAAACCTAAAACACAGTATATCACCAAGAGATTTACTGAGAAAGAAATTGATTTTCTTTATTCACAACTTTGTAGAGTTGAGGATTTTGAACACACAGATGAAGAATGGTCTTTACTTACTAAACTTAAAAGAAAATTAGAGTAGGTTTCTCATAACTTCCTATTCTAAATACGAAACCCCAACCATTAATTTGGAAGGGGTTTTTCGTTATATAAATTGTGAGAGGTGTCCTATTACTCGTCCCACTTTGCTTTACAAACCGCATACGCCTGTCCTTCAGCATCATATTCAGAACTTATCTCACTGATACATCTACTGATGTATTTTTGTTCATCCTCATCACTTGATGGTGATGGAATAGGGAAACCTTCTTTTTTAATTTTAGATTGTTCTTCTTTGATTGGAACACAGTTAGGAACGGTCTTACCATCCAGTTCTTTAGTTCCTATTGGTTCGTATCCTTCCCAACATGCGTCTTCTAAGTCCGCCATTTTCTTTGGATATTTAATCTCAAAGTTATTTAATTTAAGATTGATGATTTGTTCTAATGTCATTTTGATAATTTTTTATATTCTTTAAATGTTAATTCTTTGTCGGTTAAAAATACACTGTTGTAGTTATGACTAATCCAACCAGTTAATTCATCCTGTGTTATTTTATATTTCTTATCTAAATCAGGAATTTGAATTAATAATCTATCAAAGTAATCTGATTTTCCTGTAAAGTTTAATTCTGTATCTGTTGGATATGGTAATTTAAAATCCATTTGTATTTTTTAATTTTTGATTTTCTTTTTTTAAACTATCAATTGTTGCTTCTAATCTTACGATATGACCTGTAAGTTCTTCCACCTTTTTGGATAGGTCATCAATAACCACCTGATAAATCCTAATAGACTTTTCAAGGTTCTCTAAACGACCACCTTCAACTTCATTCTTAGATTTTCTGTATCCTACAATATAACCAATTATCGTGGTTACAATTGTCAATATAATTTGTTCTATCATAATACTTATTTATTATTATAAGCTTTCTCAACCAATAATAATTTTTCTTTTAAATCTTCTATAATTTTTTTACTTAAAATATCACATCCGTAAGATGAAGGATTTTTTTCCGCTTGTATTAATGCGAATTGTAATTCAATTATTTCTCTTTTTGTTAATTCAATGTTCATATTTTTAATTTTTAATTTTTAATTTTAATAACAATCTTGACATGGAGGATTCTCATGTTCTAATTCAGAATATGTATCAATCCCCTTTTTATTTAACTTGTCCATACTATAACCTTTACGAGAAGTATGTCCTAAGAATATACCATTATTGTATTTTTGTGAACGATCAGGTATCATACCATCAATTGAAGATTGAGTTTGATATTGAGGGAACTTGTTTTGACCACGTCCAATCAATAGATAATCTTGAAGACGTGTCATGTAAAAGTCTGCTCTCTGTTTCTGTATCGTTCTCAAATACTTCATCGTATCAATATCAACAGATGTTGCGTTCTCCATCATACCTTCAACAATACCTCTGTTCATTGTACGATACATCAATTGAGGGATACATTGGAAATAGGCTTGTTGAATTAAGAATGGTTGAATATAATCATTTACCAAAGTTGTCTCATCTGCGTTAAATGTATTACCTGTTGATGATACTTGTGATAATAGATGATTATAGAATAATGTACCTAATATTGTTTGTAGGTCAATATCTTGAGCAATTTGAATTTCTGCCTTCAATACATTTTGATCAACGTTCTTATTGATATTTGTGAAATTTTTCAATTTCACCTCACTTATTAATAAAACACCCATTTTATATTAGTTTAAAATTTCTTCTTCTTCTCCCAAATAAACATTACATTCTTCTTGAGTTAATCCATATCCACTCATTAACATGTGTATTGCTTGTCCTCTGGTTATTTTTTCTTTATTATATTCTCTAACGATTCTCATTAGATTTTGATATTCTCTACCTTTTAATCCTTTGATATTCTCGTTGATTGATGATGCCTCAACTGGTGTAACTGGTTTATCAATTACCGCAGGATTGTCTTTAACATCACCTGTTAAGAATAATGATAATGGTTTAATTTCAAACATGGTTGGAACACCAAATTTCAAACTTACCAATTTATTGAATGTAGGTAGTAATGTATTTTGATATGGTTGAATAACCATCTTACGGAAATACTCAGAATGTTCTACAATCTCAGCACCACCACCTAATTTACCCGCTGTAGCAATACCAAACAACTCAGCAGAAGATACTCTATGTGCGGATAATATTGAACGGGTAATATCGTCATTAAGACTTTGATAATAGTTGTCATTGTCGTTACGAGGTATTTGTGTTATGACAGGAGATTGTTCCTGTGATTCATTGAATGAAATTATTGCTTGACCTGCGTTGTCGGTTCCACCATATTGTGATTCCAAAGCACGAACTAAAGTTTCTTGTTCTTCTTGTTGAGGGATACCGTTATTGTAATTAATCCATAATGAAGGAACCATACCTTTACGAAGGTTATTCATGTGGAAGTTCTTAGCTTCAATATCAGTCTCAATACTTCTTTGTCCACCTGACCAATCAGGAATAGGATAATAAGTTAAAGATGGTTGATATGATTTGTAATAATATATTTGTGATGCGTCACCCTTTTCTTGATTAAAAGAAGGATATTCTTCAGGTGGAAATTTCTTCAAGTATCTCCAATCCGCTGAGTAGAAATAACTTTCAATCTCATCGTCTTCGTTTAATTTACCACTACGTACTCTACTAAAGTCTAAGTGATAAATCTCAGCAATTGTTTTTCTATCCTTTGACCAAATTACATTAAGTGAAAATCCTCCAAATAATATAAAGTCTAACGCACATTTTCTCATCACCTCAGAAACAGTTTCTTTACCATTAATAAGATTTATTGATGCCATTGGGTTATTTAATGATACAATACCATCACCCATTATTTGGTTTACCTTTGAGGTAACTACCGCTTTATGTATAGCACAGTTGTCATACAATTCAATAAAGTATTGAGGTAATAAATTATTCTCACCATAATAAACCCATGGACTACGTTGTAGTACTTCTGAATAAACTGGTACTGTTGCTCTATCAAACTTAATATTTTTAAACTGTGTTTTTTTTATTTCTTCACTCATAATTAATTTTCTATATATATGTAATTTTCATTAACTTCATTAGGAGAAATGTACTGTGTAAATGCTGGACTTTCTTGTGTTCCTTCAAGTATAACAATACCTGTGAAAACCAATTCAGTTCCATTACCATAAATGTTTAATTGATATTCACCTAAGTAATTTAAGTCTTGACCTGAATTTTGAAGATTCAATATAATCTCACAATAACGAATATTCTGTGCGTAGACCTGTGGGTCAGATGTACTAACCACATAACTCTTAACTTCCTTTGACATGATATGTGTAAACTCCAACGTATAACCACTAAACACAGTGTTTGAGTTATTGTTGATGTTCATTATCAATTCGTTTTGTTGTCCTTTTTGTAAGTATAACATAATTTATCTCTATATAACTAAATATAAATATTTCCAACTTGAATTGGTATGGCATAAAAAAAGGGGACATAGGTCCCCCTTTAATTTATTAGATATAGAATATTCAGTCTTACGACCTACTATTGGTTTATCCTACGATTGTAACACCTGCGTAAACAGTTGACAATGTACCACTAATTACTCTCGCTGGTTCTTGTTCTTGACCAGTGAAGATAAATTCAAAACCGTTTCTATCACCAAATGCCGTACCTGTAGCAGCAGAACCACCACTTAGATACATGTGATTTACTTGACCTAACAAGTATTGAACATCATTTTGGTCAATAGCAATAATTTGAATTTCATCATTTTGAGATAAGATTTTCAATTGGTTTCTCTTGTCTTGATCGTACTTGAAAAACACTGCGTTTAAAACTTGTTCAAAGAAGATAGTTCCGTTCTCAAATGACTTAGTCACGTTTTGAGTTAAAGAACTTGTATTTCTCTTAAGTTCAAAACCGTATAGTACTGTACCCGCACTTGAGGTAGCACCAGTTACAGCACCTGTAGCACTGTAAGTGTAACCTGTTGTAGTACCTGTACCACCTGCGATGTAAATCTTCTTAATACCACCAATTCCATCAGAACAACCTAATTGAATCCCTGAAGATATATAACAACTCATATTATTTATATTAAATTTCTTTTGTTTATGTTTTTAAAAAGGGGAGATAAACTCCCCTTTTAATATTGTGATTTAGATTATGCTAAACCGTTAGTTGCGAAGTAAGCATCTGAACCAAACTTAGCGATTGTTACACCGTAGTTGTAGTTTGCTCTTAAACGTAACTCATCAAAATCTTTTGAGTACCAGATTACTAATTTCTCATGGTCAGACAATAAGTCAAAACCTACAACGATGTATTCACGTGGTCCGATTACTACTTGATTACTTCCAGCAAGACCGATAGTTGGAACAACTTTTACGTTAGTAGAAGGGTGAGTTGCTTCCATCATTGAAGTAATATCAGTAGAACCGATATAGTTCATGAAGAAGTTAGCTCTTACCAATGCTTGTACATATAAACGGAAGTTACTGTAAGACATAAACACAACTAAGTCTTCACGAGACATTGCGTTGTCATTTAATGCGTTGATTAATTTATCAACTTCAGTGATTGGGTTACCGTTTGTACCGTATGACGCACTTGGTGAGAAAGTTGTACCTGAAGCAGATACCGCTACACCTGTTTGACCTGATGCGATTAAAGTCTTCAAACCATTGAAACAAGAAGCAGTTGAACCAGTAGCACCAGTACTTGCTTGCCATAATTGTGTTTCAATTCTTTGTTGGATTTGTTTAACTTTTAAGTCAGCGATTTGTGCCTCAAATGGTACAGTCTCAGAAGTTTGACCTGGCGCCATTAACATTGATTGGTATGTATCATACAAATCTTTGTAACATAATGCCTCATTGTACTTCTCAGGACAAGTTGTAATGTTTGATTGAGTGAAGGTAGTTGTACCTGATGGAGACCATCCGCAAGTACCATCTTGGAAAGTCACAGTTGAGTTTAAAAGGTTCAACGCTTGTGTTCCTTTAATACCCAATCTTACGTTTGCGTAACGAGCAGTTGTACCACCGATTAACGCCTTTGAAAGTAATTCACCACCAACTTGGTCAACGTAGTTACCGATTGTTGCTACGTCATAAGCGAATTGTTCTTTTGATAAAATTTTCATAATTCTTTTATTTTGTTTTTATTTATTATTTTTCTTTAATGCCGCAATCATATCTAATTTAGATTGAAGTGCGTCATCATTGTTATTTATTGATTTATTAAAATCAGTTTTACCGTTAGCAATCTTCTTTGCTGCTGGTTCTTTCTTGAAAGAATTAAAATCAGATTTAACTTCTTCAACCTTTTCTTCCATATCTTTCATTTTCTGAGATACTTTTTCCATCATATCTTTTAATAATGAAACAATTTCTTTGATAGGGTCTTCTGATTTTTCCTCTTCATCTTCTTCCATTTTGTCTTTGTAACCTGCTTCCATTTTTTCTTCAATAGATACGATTACACCGTCTTTAGTTTCAACTTTAGTTCCGTCCTCAAGTTCGTGTCTTCCGTCTGGAGCAGGTATTTCTGCGTCAGGGGTAATAACTACAACTTTAGCACCTTCTACTAAACCATCACCTTCAACCTTAATTTCAGTTCCGTCAATTAATTTAGCGGATACGAAAATTTGTTTTACAGATTTAATTTCACCGCCTTTTACAACTATGTTGAAATTCTCAACAAGGTTATAAGAACCATCTTCTAAAGCAACTTGCTCAAAGTCTTCGTTAATTTTTACAATCTTCTGACCAGCTTCTAATTTAGACGCTTGTAAAATTGTATTATCTTCAAGTTTGAACGATGCCATAACAGATTCGTCAGCCATAAAACCAAATTGTACCATCAATTTTTTAATTTCAGCAATTGCTGTTTTTGATTTAGACATATTTGTTTTTGTTTTAATTTATTATTATCTCTACTAGTAAATATAGATTTGTATATATATTACCAATTTATTTTAATCTTCAATATTTTTTAATATATGTGCTACTTTTTGAAGGAACATTTCTTCTCTACAGAATGCTGCTACCTCCTCAAAATAACCCGATACCGAGTAACCACGAAGTTCCCCATTTTTAATTTTTTGCCAAACTTCATCGTTTCTTACCTTCATTGATACAAACCAAGTACCTACAGGTAAATCACCATAACCATAGTCAGTTGACTTATCGTTATCAGACTCTTTAATCCAAGATTCAAATACGTACACATCACTTACCGCTTTACCATTATGGTTCTCATCGTTGTTGTCTATGTACTTGTTTCTCATATACTTCTCAGCAATCATCTTGATTGTATCAGCACTGAAATAAACATAGTATGG